CTATTTAACCAACTTTAAATGTGGTGGTTTTGATTGATCCTCACTATCGAGAGGAGTTCCATCCTTACGAGCGAATTTATCAAATTTACCAGATGTCCGTTTTTTAACCTTCTTCGTTAAGTGAACGTAAATATCAGCAGATGTAGAGAGTCTTGAATGACCAAGCCTTTTTTGGATAGCCATTAATATATGGTCAATCTGTGATTCGTCTTCATCCTCAATGAGAAGGGTACCCATGCTGTGGCGTAGTCCGTGGAACTTGATATACCTTATACCTCGACGTTTACAGAATCTTTCCCACCAACGAGAAGGGTGTTTGTAGTAATATGGCGTTCCGGTACCGTTATGAAAGACAAATTTACGATCTTCACCTTCCCATTTATCCCTAAGGTTTTCTTTTTCTTCTTCCCATTCCTGATAATACAATTGCAACTCTTCCATATACCATTCAGGCATATCAACGGTGCGGATGGAACTTAATGATTTTGGATCCTTTTCAACTGCCTTACCATCCTTAGTCATTGGGATGTTATTCTCAATCGACATACTATTCTCATTAAAGAATACAGACGGCCATTCTAGGGCCACAAGTTCTCCGCGACGAAACCCACCAATCATTGATCCGAGTATAAATAGCCGCCATTTCCGTGATTCGCTGTATAAAGCGTCAACCACAGCTTGTGCTTCATCTTCGTTGTAATACTGAGGATTATTTTTTTGCTCCAGTTGTTTTCGTTTCTTAGTTTCATTATCTGGGGTTGGCTTCTTAATTCCGCTCATTGGATTTGATGAAATCATCTTCCACTCAACGGCTCGAGATAGTATGTTTTTAAGCACTCTATATATGTAACCGATAGTACCGGAATCTAAGGGCTTTGGTTCGATCTCACTTGAGAGTTCCGTCTCTTCTGGTGTACTTGATAATTCCACAGGTATCTTTGACTTGTGGTAACCTAATCGTGCTCCTGGCTTCTCTAAGGCTTTCAGGAAGTCTAGTATCAGACCAGGCTTAACTTGCTCAAGATATAAGTGTCCAAAGGTGGGGATCAATCGGGATTCAATATGACTCTCATAAACATCAAGAGTTGTGGGAGAAAGGTTAGCAGTTGCATAATTGTTTTTCCACATATCAATGAATTCTTTGAATATCATCTTTCCAGGCGTTATGTACTCCCCAGTTTCTAATTCCTGCTTAAACTTTGCATATTCAAACTCAAGATGCTCCTGAAGCTTCTTAGGACTCATCTTTTCAGTCACTTCAATACTCTTGTACCGTCTTATATATTTATTGTTCGGACCCTTCCCCAGGCTTACAGTAAACTCCCATGTATTTGTACCACGCTGCCTAAAGTTAGCCATGCTTTTTCCTCCTTTTTAAATATATGTACTAGCGAATTAAGCGAATTAGCGAATTAACTACTACAAACCCTTATGTATCAATGGTTACAGTCATTTGGTGATGTGCGCATTAACTGCGTATTAATGTGCGAATTAAATAACAAATGATTATTTAATTAAAAAGGTTGTCTAATCCATCATCTTGAGAAAGATGAAAATCCATAATTTCCTGTTCAATAAACTGATCATCTAAAAATTTTATTTCCATAGAATTTTTCGTTATCTTAACAGGAACATCATAGCTGTTGTTTAACTCATTAACTGCAAATTCATTGATCGCATTAAAGATTTCTTGTCTAAAGATCAGAGGGATTTTCTCGAGACTAGACTTGTTTTTAACAGGAAATATAATTTGTATCCGGTCGGGATAATGATCTGTATTCAATAATCCTTTTAATGTTATTACTGATTCATTATAAAAGACTTCTACTTCGTAGTAACTGGAATATTGAACTATATTTAATACTCCGTTAGGCATTCTCTCGATTTTTTTCTTATAAGGATTAGTGAATATGAAATTAACCCCTATATCGGCATATGAAAATAATTGGCATGGGGTAACATCTAATAGTTTACAAATCGCGTCCATTGTATCGAATTGAATTCCCTTTCCAGTATTGTTTTGCAAAGCACTTAGCGTATTGCGTGATAACCCCGTTCTCTCAGACATTTCAGAAACGTTAATACCTCTTTCAGCCAATAGAACTGCTAAATTACATTTTATCATTTTTCATCACCTTTTCATCACTTTTGCTTTATAGTATATACAATTTGCTTAAAGTATTCAATATTACGTATTGACACAATATTCATCATTTGTTATCTTATAATTAATCGAATTGCTCAGACATATGAACAATTTGTTGTATATGATTATATTTATGCTCTGTAATCGGTAATTTTGATTTTGGTAATAAGAAGGTGAACAAAACAATGGACAATCTGCAATACAGAGCAAAGAAGCATACTGCAAATCAGATTATTGACTCTAAGCATGGCAGGTGTGAAACATGTACTGTGTAATTCAGAAGATCATTAATAAGAAAGCTAATCCATTCGGAGCATACAAGGAATTGACTGTGGACACGTTCTCTTATTCGGTAAATGGTAAGTTGCCAAACGTTAAATACACCCATAATTTTACAAAATATCTAAACACAAGAGTTATAGAGAAGATGGAAAGGCAAAGAAGAGGTAATAGGTTATTTGTACGATGGATTACTACAGGTTAGTTGATTTGTGGACGTATTAACAGCAATTTCAAGGAGGTGAAATAAATAAAAAAGTCACTTTAACGGGTATTTGAAACTGCTAATTTGATCGGCGCATCATCTACGGCGATCTATAGTACGGGAAGTGAATGATAGATCATATATGTAAGGGTTTTGTGACGCATTATTTTTCATCGAAGTAGGGTGTGTGGTGAGTATACGCAAGTAAAACTGGCTTAGGTTAGAAATCGCTAGAATCCAAATTCTTTAGGTGATTTTGGTAATAACCACGTTACGAGAAAGGAAAGTCTAGAGGGGAATACCTTTAAGTTGTGAATTTACTATTTCTTCCAAACGAAGAACCTCTGATCTTACTGCCGGAGTATATCCAAACATAAATACGATATTGAAAATTGAAGCTTTTTCTTGACTTTTGGTTTTTGAACATTCTACGTAATTTTCTATTATGAGTAGGCTTTCTTTTTTGTTAAGACTAAGTTTCTGTTTTAAATAAGTAACTAGTCTCCAATGTAAGCATTCATATGAAACTCTAGTAATTTTTGCAATTCGAAAAAAGTTGTATCTATAGCTAAACATTAAGCTTAACACATCCTGCGGAAGTAATAGTTCGGCAGCAAAAGCATTTGCCTGTTGTTCAAAAATCAAGTTACTGTTATCGAGCATATTTGTAGTTTCATCAACAAATTGAGATTGTTTATCTTTGTGCAAATAATAATGTCCAAGTTCATGAGCGATCGTGAAATTTCTCTTTTCCTCTGAGTGAGAACTATTGTGTACAATTGTTTTCTCTGATTCATCTAGGATTAACATTCCACAAAATAAATCATTTCTAAATAGATGTGCGTCTAATTGAATCTGATTTTCTATTAGGAGAGTCATAAGGATGTAATCTGATCTGTAGGTAATGAGATCATGATTTTTGTTTTTATAATATTTATTGAATAACGAGGATGCTATTGTGATTGGTTCAATAAAATTAGAGTTCATTTATGATCTCCGATCAATTAGTCTCTGTCTTTAAGTATGCGCGCTTTTCTGAACTTGAAGTATTCTTCCATATCTTCTGCAAGAGCCTCTTTTTCATTTTGAGTTAAGTCGTTACTATTGGATCTCAACCAGGCTCGGATGCTCGAGGGAGTCTCTTTCTCAATATCTTCGTTATGGTCATCATTAAGCCCTAAGAGATAATCAGATGTAACATTAAAAAAATTTGCTAAGGTAGCAACCATTTTGGAGTCGGGATCTCTGTTCCCTGTCTCCCACATAGCTACTAAACTTGTTGATTTTCCTATTTCTTCTGCAAGCTCTGATTGTTTAAGATTACGTTTTTTTCGAAGTTCAGCAATTTTTTTGCCTAAAGTAGTGGGTTTAATTGGGAACACTCCATTCTAACGAAAATAAAATCACTAAAAGTGAGTTTTAGCAGTTGACTAATCACAAATAGTGAGTTATTCTTGGGTTATGAAATCACAAATAGTGTTTTTTGATAAGGGGGTGAGAACATGAATGATGCTTTAGTGAGTGCAAGAAAGACCCTTGGTTTAACTATTTCAGATGCCGCAAGCAGTATAGGTATTTCTCATGGAATGCTAGCCATGCTTGAATCAAGAAAAAGAAAAGGTAGTGATGATACTAAGATTAAGGTATCTAAATTTTACCATAAATCTATCGAAGAACTTTTCTATACCTATTAAATCACATATAGTGATTATTTGCAATACATTTTTATTAGGTTTTACTATGATTATCGTTATTTTCTTGAAATACAAATAACGGACGAACTGGTAATAACCGGAGTTTTGATGGTGGCTGAGAAGTTCGGTAAGGAACACGATTAACTGATTCCCAAGATAGTTGAAGTTATAGGAAGCTAAAGGGGTGCTCTGAATCATATTTTGTTGGCGGAGAAGTAGATGTTTTAAAGCAATTCAAGATGATGCCAACGTAAATTTAAGGAGGTGATATAAATGCGGAAAATAACATTAACAGTAAATGAAGTAGCTGAGTTGATCTCAGTGTCCACCACCACTATATACGCCATGGTTAGAGAAAAACAGGTGCCACATATAAAAATTCGAGGGCGTATCTTATTTCATCGGGAAGTAATTGAAGCTTGGTTACGCGGTGAGTCACAAGGGAATCAGGCCTAAGGCAAAAATGATCAATGCAACTAATTTTATTGGTGGGTATTGAAAAAATACTTGAATGAGAAGGGATGAAGCAATGAGTAAAAGTGATGCATTGATAGAAAGCAAGTCGTTGAGAGAATCCGTGATTGATCGTAGTGAGGTTTTAGACAAGGTAAAGAAACTTTCGCTATTACCTGATGATGTGAATGCTTCAATTGATCAGGTTACAGCCTACTACGAAGTAGGCAAAGAAGCGATTAATTCTCTTATTAAAGATAATCGCGAAGAATTGGAGTCTGATGGACTCAAGGTTCTAACTGGAATGGAATTAACAAAATTTGCTAAGTCCTTCGAGGACATTGCAATTATTGGGAAAATGACTCGTTCTTTAACAATCATACCACGCCGGGCAATTCTGAGAATCGGTATGTTATTGAGAGATAGTTTAATTGCCAGAGGTGTACGAGACTATTTATTGAACCGAGAAGCAAATCCTTATTCAGGTCTTAGTCCAGAAGTCAGAGCTATATTCGTAATGGATGATAAGGTTCAGAAATTGGATACACGGATTGAAACATTGGAAAACAAGACAACTATTGATTATGGCCAGCAACAAAGATTAAAAAAGGCGGGTAACGCAAAGGCAATTTCCGTTCTTGGCGGGAAGAAATCAGCAGCTTACCAAAATAGTAGCGTTCGTAGCAAGGTCTACCAGGCTATGTGGAACGACTATCAGGAGTATTTCGATACCAACTCCTATAGCAATACATTTACGAAGGACTATGAGCAGGGATTGCAATATGTACCGCACTGGACCCCACCAAATAACTTGATGAGGGAGATCGAGAGAGAAAATGGTCAAACGCTGTTTTGATATGACCCTTCCAGAACTGGCGCGACTATGGTTCGATCATCCCTTTCAACATGCAATTATTATTAGAAATATAAAAAAGCAATCTAAAGGAGCAAATTAATCATGTCAACTACTCAAATGATCAAATCCGATGTTAGCGAAGCACTACACCTTTTCGAAGTGATGGGAAAATATAATGTACCTTGTAGCTTGGAATTAAAGCTAGACGGCTTATGTGATCCATTTGTAGGCATTTCTACTCAACCTGTTAAAGCGGAATACCTAGAAACATTCGATGGAGAAGGCAGAGGGGATTCGTTGATTGTTCACCTTGGGGGATCAGAATTCTGTTTTGAGCTAAATCTATCAGTCTCTAAACATATCACAGATTGTCAAATTACGCTTTGCATCGTTAGTGATAAATACGCAGCTTGGTTCAGCAGTGATGTAATTTTGCCAGAAGGTATTGAAGATGCCAAAGACTATAAAGAAGCTGAGGATTACCATGGTGAGCCTCGTGATATAACTATGGACGTTACAAAGCAGGAAAATGAATTAATCGAGTTCGTACGCACCCTTGATTTTGGAGACACGATTAATGCTACAGCAGCGTTATACAGTGAAGCAGAGAAAGTAAGAGGAACACGTAATGCATCCAGACCTGAGCTTACTGTTGAATTTATAGAATGCGCTAGACGGTTGGACGAGCTAAGTAAACTTATTGCAATGGCAAATGATGATTATCGTTCAGAAATATCAATAATGGAGAAAGACTGAGGATGAGTAAATTAACCAAGGAAATCGAGGGGGAATTGAAGTGACGGTAAATAAATTAACAATCAGACAAGCTCGTTGGAACAGCGGATTCACTTTGGAGAAAGTAGCTGAGGAAACTGATATATCTGTCAAGAAAATCGAATGGTATGAAGATAATTCAGGAGAAATTACGCTTAGTGAATCTTTAGTGTTATGTAAATTGTATGGGGTTAAACATGATGACGTTACCTTTGGGTCAATAGAAGATCCTAACGTGAAGAAGGAGTGTTCTTCCCTATATACGCCAGCAAGTAGCATGTCATTTTTAGCAAAGATCGGTTCTAAATTAAAAGATATTAACTTAGCTATTGCATATGATGATGTGCTTTCAGATCGTCATATAGTAGCTAGTATTTTAGATGTACTTTCTGAAATTGAGGTAGAGGAAGAATACCTGACAAACGAGATTTTAGACAAACTTAATGAAATGGGTAATAAAAATCGCCTTAACAATACCTTGGCCGGGCGTTAAGACGAACACAAATCTAATATGGGTTTCCTTGCGCATATTATACATAAGGGTATTCATTTGCGCAAGGGCTGCCTATCAAATAGGAGAGTGCTAGAAATGAAAAATCTTTTATCAAAAGTATTGTCTATCAGAAGCTATTTTATACAAAATAAGTACCTATTCGCATATAAATTTCACTTGGAAACTTCAATCAGATTAGAACGAACTAAGGCTGAGGAAGCAGAATATAAGGCTGCTAAAGCTTTAGAAGAACTTAAAGATATGAAGGTCAAGAAGGATGATTTCTTTGAGCATTTGAGAAGCCAATCGAGTTACCAGGCTAAGTTTATTGAGTTAAATGGACCTCAATGTGAATACACCGAGTATGTTCGAAACATTCTTGCTGATACCAAGAAGGAGGCAACCTCATGAGCGTTGCTGAGAACTCGATGCAAAGTAATTACATGGATACAGACGTGAGCGAGTTGGTTGATTTTCTAAGACCAAGAGAGAAGAAGGCGGACTCTGATTATCAAGGTAAGTACCATTATCTATCCTTTAACTGGAGAGCTTATCCAGTGATGTCAGGAGAGTTTACAAGCGCATTAATGTTTGTCTTGAAAGACGTGGATATGGAAGAATTAAAAGACTTTATCTCTCAATATATTTGGAGATTACTAAATAGCGAAAATAAGGAGCAAGCCATAAGCAATCTTCTAGAGGTAGCATTTGGTAAGGGTTAATTTTGAAAATCACTCATATGGAGAATGGATCTAGGAGTTGAAAGCGGATGGTCAGTCCTCAAAAGAAAAACGGGTATGTCGGTATAGCGAATGAAATTTGGGATGAGATCATCCGCCGTGACTTCACCAAGCGGCAAAAAGATATTCTAATGCTAATTATTCGCTTGTCATACGGATGTAACCGAAAGGTTGCCTTTATCCCGAAGCAGCAGGACTTTACTTTGTGCGGACTAGGTGGAAAGGGTCATGTAGGCGTGGAACTAAAATTCTTAGAACAGTGCAAAGTAATTACTACAGGTCAGCAAAAAGGTGAATTTAAGTTAAACAAAAACTATGACTTATGGGCGATAACGCCCGTTCGGGGTTGGGAACAAGAACGGTTCAATGAACTCATTCACCTTAACCTTATAGAATCAAAAAAAGATAGGAAAATAGACTCTGAATCTGACGAATCTGACTATGAAAAACCACAAACGGAAAGTTACCAAAATGGGAACTTCTTAGATAATGAAAAGTTACCAAAACAGGAACTTATCAAAAAAGTTAAAGTTACCAAAACAGTAACTATGGAAGGGGAAAAGTTACTGAAACGGGAACTTCGAGTTACTGAAACGGGAACTTTGACACCTCTTAAACCCTTACGGGGCAAGGGTTACAGGCTCGCTAAAAAAGGTTTAAAAAAAGAAGTAATTAAAGACAGTAAAGATATGTGTGTTTTTGATTTCGAAACCTTCTGGTCTATCTACCCTCGTAAATTGAGAAAGAAAGACGCTTTGGGAGTGTGGGAAGGGTTATTAAAGAACAAGGTTGATCCCGAGCTTTTGATTCGGTGTACTGAAAATTACGCGGCCTTTTGTAAAGCGTCTGCTAAGGAAGATGAGTACATTCTTCACGCAGCTACTTTTCTAAATGCTAAAAAAGAGCGGTATATGGATTATGAAGAAAAGCGTGACTATTCTCCAAGTAATCCATCCAGTCCCTTAAATCGTAATCTCACTCGTTCTGAAAATAATAAATTACTACTGCAAAAGCGGATGGAGGCGATACGCAATGAACAAGGAGGAAACACTCAAGGTACTTTCTCTGATCAGCACAGCTTACCCAATGGTTCAACTAAGTGAGGAAGCAATTACCCTTTGGACAAACATGCTCTCTGATATCCCATTTGGTCATGCGATTTACAATCTAGAACATCATATAAAGACTATTAAATATTCGCCGACCATTGCGGAGATCCGTGGGAACGCATTAGAGACAGACGCTGAGAGGATGAAGCTTGAAACCCAAGAACGATTCCTCTTGATGGGGCAATGGGAGAAGAACGCAGGACGGCCACTCCTACCAGGTGGTGAAGCAAATGAGTGATCAATATCACCTTGAAGCAGAACAAGCAGTACTTGGTAGTTTACTACTGGATCGAAGCTCTGAAACAGGCGATATCATTACCGAGAGATTGTATCCTGAAGCCTTTTCGCCCGAACACCGAGTCATCTTTGAGACAGTATGTGAATTACATGACTCAGGTAAGCCAATTGATCTAATCACATTAAGCACAGCACTAAAAGATCAAGGAGTACTTGAAGATGTCGGAGGGATAAGTTATTTATCCGATCTTGCTAAAGCCGTACCCACTATTGCGAACTTGCCACATTATGTTTCTATCTTGGAATCGAATGGTCTTAAACAGAAAACGCGCAAAGCTTTGGAGGAACAACAGAAGGCGCTAGAAACAGAAGACGATCCTCGTAAAGTGATTGCGAGTATGCAACTTGATGCGGAAGCGTTAAATGGACAAATTAGGTCAGAACGAACTTTGGTAAGCATCCATAAGGTTATGAATGATCATGAGGACGAACTGGAAGCCCGTGCAGAGGCGAAAGGGCTTAGCGGAATACCAACATGTGGGTCAGACCTAAACAAGCTCACAGGAGGACGACAGAAGCAAGATTTAATTATTGTTGCAGCTCGCCCTTCTGTGGGTAAAACGGCCTTTATGCTAAATGGCGCTTTGTCGGCTGCTCAACATGGAAGTGCAGTTGCTATATTCAGCCTTGAAATGCCAGCGATAAAACTGGGAGAACGCTTGGTAGCCAATATCGGGATGTTGGATGGAACCATCCTGAGAACAGGACATTTAAGCCCTGATGATTGGCCCAAATATACATGCGCTCGCTCAATCCTAAGCACCTTGCCTATATATATCGACGATACACCAGGAATCACAATTCAAGAGATAGCTTCCAAGGTGAAACAACTGAAAAAGATTCATAAGGATTTGCTGATCCAAGTAGATTACCTTCAGTTGATTAATCCTGGGAGGAAATTTCAAAGTCGTGAACAGGAGATCAGCTATATAAGTCGCTCACTCAAACAAATAGCACGGGATAATGACTGTCCGGTGGAAGCGCTAGCCCAGCTCAGTCGGAGTGTAGAACAGCGACAGGACAAGCGTCCTATGATGAGTGATTTACGTGAATCAGGATCCATTGAACAGGATGCTGACGAAATAGACTTTCTCTATCGGGATGACTATTACAACGCTGATACGGAGAAGAAAAACATTGTTGAAATCATCGTTGCAAAAGGGCGTAACACAGGGACGGGATTAGTAGAAATGGTATATCTCAAAAATTTTAGCAGGTTTTGCGATTATGAACGATATCAGTACTGACCCAAACTATATATCCTGCTGGAACAAAGGGGTATTACATGACCAAAATAACACACAGTCTAACAGCGGAAGATAACACCAGAATCATGATCCGTTACGAAGAGGTGTTCATTCGACAAATTGAACTGGCGTACGAATCAAAGAAAATGGACGAGTTAACATACCGGAAGTTTCGATCCGAACGCTGTAATGCTGAAACGTCCGATGAGATTTATGATTATTATCAGCAATTATTTATAAGACTTGCAAACTATCATCAAGAACAATTGCAAGCCCGAATTATTAAAGGTGCGGAATATATAGATTTGATCGGACCTACACATCCGCATTACTCAGCAGCATTAAGAAAATATGAAACTCTTTGTCAACGTCTGAAAGAGAGTAAAAGAGGTTGGTAAGATGGAAATTACAGCATATGATGCTTCTTTGCAAATGCTAGATTCTTTCAAGGGAATTAGGAATATTTACGATCAGCATACGAAGGAACTTTGCTATTTCAATGATGAATATCTCGACTTGACTCATGCATTGGAATTTCTAGAAGTGGACGATTTGGGTGGCTATGAGCTAGTTCGCTAGTTACAGATAAACCGTCGCCATCGGCGCAAGGTTAAGGATGAAATTGAACGGTTACAAACACTGTATGACTATCTGAACCGTCATAAAGGAATGGCGGGAGAGTTAAGCCGTCTTCACCAAACAGTACAAGATATAAGCAAAATTCAAGGTAAACGGAAGTATACAGCTAGAGTCAGAACCGATCTACAGGAGCAATTTGAGCAGCACGATAAAATTAGAGAAGAGGCATACAAATGTATTGAAAGAAATTAAGGGGACAGAGGTAGTAACCTCTCTCTCCACATCATTCCGTTGATTCAAACGATATGATCAGATATTTGTCAAAATCAACCTAAATTATTCCAATAAATATTTCTGAGAAGAAGAAGAGACATGAGAGAGTGTTATGTTAATATTTCTACGATAAAAATGAAGATGCCTGCGACTATTAATAATACCCCAGTAATTTTTGTAAGAGTTAAATAAGTATCGCTTGGCTCTGAATCACCATCTACTTTCCAACCTTCTCTTAGATGCCAAGCGAAGTTAGGATTCAAGATATTCAATATACCAATCGCTATAATTAAAATTCCAGCAAATATGAGCATTTAATTCAACCCCTTTTTATATAAGTACGCAGAAATTAGAAATTTGTTTCATCACTAAAATCAACTGGGAGGTAACCCCTAATGGAGAATAGAGACTGGCAGAAGGATATGGAATATCTCGATAATCTTCATGAAACGAACGGATCTGTTCAAATCGCTGAATACTGGCTCCAACAATACAAACAAGAAGCGAATGAAGCTTGCTATTGGAAAGGTGAAGTGTCAGTCGAAAAAGAAAAATCCGCATACTGGATCTGTAAATACAACGCAGCAGAGCAAAAGTATCTTACTCAGTCTAATGTGATAGCTGAGTTGAGGGTGAGGGCAGAGAGTGCAGAAGCATTGCATAAAGAATGGAAGGAAGCGTATTGGTCACTACATGCAAAATATACAGCCCTTTATCCCTTAGATAGGGAGGAGAACGGTAATGTGTAAATGCCTACAAGAACTAGCCAGTCAACATTCCAAGAGTAGTCGCCAAAACCGAAGGGATGCAGAGGTTCAAACAAGTGTGAATATTAACATCACAATCAGACCCTATACTTTTGATGATAAAAAGGGTACTCGGCTTTCCAAAACGGCGATAAATAAGGAAATCCCACCTAAGTTCTGTCCGATCTGTGGTAAAAAGGTACACGGGTATCAAGAAGCCAATACCGCGGGGGCTAGAGCATGAGTGATACTGTAACAGCTAAGACATTTTGGGTATGGACGGACAAGGCAGCGGCAAAGAACCCGGCATACAGCCGATCAGGAGAACCAGTATGGGAAAAAGACCTATACAACGCTCCACAATGGATGATAGACCAAGGACTGATACAAGATGCAGGAGACGTGGACAAGGAAGGTCAAATGAGCATATTCGATTTAATGGGGTGAATATATGGGGGCGATGGAACAATTGGAACTATTCCCGAAGGCGACAGAGTCAGACATTGAGTTAGCGATTCAATTTCTAATAGAATACCCTGAAATGATGGCCGCTTTGAAAGCAATGGATCGTATAGGCGAGCTCTCACCATCCCAGAAACTATTGTATGCGAGCTATAAAGATAAGGTGGAAACCATTAACATAGCGGTTAGTTCTATTATTGATGAAGAAGTAAAGGACATTATACAACATCGTTACTTTAAGGTTAGTAGAAGAAAATACACCGTTATGAGGTTCCAAGGTAAGATGTCCGAAAGCACGATTGACCGAAGAATTGAAAAGGGACTCATAACTATAACGAACACTTTGAAAGTTGCTGGGATCATCTAAAATATGACGGTATCATGACGATAATTTGAAGGCTGAACACTATTAAAGTAGGGACATAGAGCTAACGCTCGGGTGTCCCTGCTAACCCTTACCTTGGCAGGACTCGGCTGTGCTGTAGGTCATTATATGACCGTAGACGTGGATCGTCAAGGGTGCTGTGCGGGGGACTAGGGTTAAGACTACTCTATTTATATTATGACCTTTTGGTGTATACAGGTTCGAATCCTGTAGAGGTCTTACAAAGTGAATGGTGCGAAAGAGGTAAATCCTTCTGGATGTCGAAATATGACAATAGGGGGGGATTAAATGAATTGGTGGGATGCAACGAAGGAAATTCTTGACGCTCTATATAAACTATCAGGGATTGTATTAGTGCTAGGAGTTTTTTTAGGTCTAGTTCAGCTTCGTATGCTAAAAAAAGATATTGATGATAGAAATCAAAGAAGTGCAGCAGAAAAAAGTATGGAGTATTTAGCGTATTTTGAAAAGGAAATTATACCATTAACTTCAGAGTTTTTTCAAAAGGTGTCCAAAGAGATAGAAAACCCTGCTGATTTTAAGCATTTGGTTAATGCTAATTTTCATATTAGTGAAGATGATTTGACTAAAGAATTGTATGCTGAGTTAATTGTGAAACAAAGATTTGAAATCCTACCTATTCTGAATCGGCTAGAATTTTTTAGTGCGGTTATAGATTGCAGAATTACTAATGAAGAGTTATTGTATGTACCGTTGTCGAGGGTCTTTTGCAATTTTGTTGAAAGGGAGTACATTTTTATATCATTTCTTAGGTTAAAGGGAAGAGGACCATTTAAAAACCTGGTGTCACTATACATAAAGTGGTCCAAAAGAATAGAAGTTGATAAATTGAATTTGCAAAAATTAGAGACTGAGCATAAGATAAAGCAATACGGAAATGATTATAAAAGTTCTCCACCAATTGGACTTTGAGGAGGATGTGTGAAATGAAAGAAGATTTGATGGAGAAATCCTATGAGGAATTGAAAAAAATTCTTGAGAAAGACATGGAAGAAGCCGTATTCAGGTTTTCGGTTATTGAATTCACAAAAACACAAAATGAATTTAAAGTTAACGTTTAAAATTAACGATGAAAAGCACCCTAACCGGTGCTTTTTCTTTTGCCTTCATAGCTATAAAGTTACAAAACAAACACAACGTCGGGGGTGGTGATAATGTAGTGGCTGATAATCACGTTTTAGCCGAGAAAGATTACGTCGATGGTCTTAAATATAAAGAGATTGCAGATAAATATGGCGTATCCATTAATACAGTAAAGAGTTGGAAACAACGTTATGCATGGGAACGCCAAAAGGGTGCACACAAACCAAATGGTATGCACACAAACAAAGGAGGCGCACCTCCTAGTAATCAAAATGCCAAAGGGAACAGCGGTGGTGCGGCGCCCAAGAAGAACGATAATGCTGTCACTCATGGCTTCTTCCGCAAGTTTCTACCAGATGACACATTAGAGATCATGGAAGAGATCGAGACACGTTCCCCATTAGATATGATGTGGGATCAGATAACGATTCAATATGCTGCCATACTGAGGGCCCAACAGATCATGTTCGTCCAGAATAAAGACGAGATGATTAAGGAAATTAAGAAGCGTAAATATGAGGTCCATGATATAGGTGATGATAAGCCACAAATGGAGCAAGTAGTTACCGAGGAAGAGTATGAGTTCCAGTTCTCTTGGGATCGTCATGCAACGTTCTTAACGGCCCAGAGTAGGGCCATGAGTACTCTTCAAAGCATGATTAAGCAGTATGAAGATATGTGTCGTCAAGGTCATGCAGACGAAGAGCAACAGCTTAAGATAAGCAAGTTAAAAGGCGAGGTATCTATCATTGAGCAGAAGTTGAACAAGGATGATGATAAGCCGATTGAGATCATGATAAGGCGTAAGGGTGATACCTAATGATTGAAAAAGAGGTAAACCCACATTTTGAAGATTTCTTATTCGATTGGTCAACAAAGTTTCAGTTCCTTGTTGGTGGTTATGGGTCGTCTAAGAGCTATCACGTTGCATTAAAACTCATTCTCAAGCTATTAAGTGAGAAGCGCACAGCCTTGGTTGTTCGTGAGGTATATGACACTCATAGGGACTCAACATTCTCCTTATTAGAAGAGATCGTAATTGATTTAGAGTTAGATCACAAAATCAAGTGTATGACATCACCTATGCAACTGCGCTTTCCTAATGGTAGTAAGATCATATTCAAAGGTATGGATAAGCCGGCAAAGCTCAAATCAATCAACAATGTATCTATTGTATGGATTGAAGAGTGTTCAGAGGTTAAGTATGCAGGGTTCAAGGAGTTGTTAGGGCGTTTACGGCATCCAACTCTAGACCTTCATATGTTACTGTCAACAAATCCTGTAGGTGAAGATAATTGGTCGTTCAAGCACTTCTTCAAGGATGACCAGAACAGAAGAATTGTATTAGATGATAATGAACTATATGAAAAACGTACAGTCATAACGAACGACACCTATTATCATCACTCAACAGCGGATGATAATTTATTTTTGCCTGAAAGCTACATTAAGCAGCTAGATGAAATGGAAGATTACGACCCAGACCTTCACCGTATAGCGCGGAAAGGTCGTTTTGGCGTGAACGGAATACGAGTATTACCACAGTTCGAGGACTGGCCGCGCGAGAGGGTTATGGAAGCCATAGGAACTATCAGAGACCCGATCGAACGTGTAGGTATGGACTTTGGTTTTGAAGATTCTTATAACGCTATTGTCCGTATGGCTGTGGATCACAAACAAAAGATACTTTATATCTACTGGCAGTATTACAAAAACAAAATGACTGACGACCACACAGCCGTGGAGATAGACGAGTTCAGGCAATCCGAAGAGTTGATCATTGCTGATAGTGCTGAGCCTAAGACAATCCAATACTTTAAGCAAAAAGGATTTCGTATGAAGGGCGCTAAGAAGTTTCAAGGTTCGAGGTTAGCTAACACCAAGAAGGTCAAGCGATTTAAAAAGATCATTTGTTCATCTGATTGCGTGGACGTTGTGCGTGAGCTGAAGTATCTAACGTACAAGCTCGATAAGAACGGTCACATCATACCTGATGAATTCTCAATAGATCCTCATACCTTCTCGGCCATATGGTACGGGTTAGATGGATACGAGGTATCGGATCTTAAGGGTGGTAGCATCTCATTTTGATTAGGAAGGAGGCAGGCGATGAATACAGATATCCAAGCGATAATAGAAGGTAATGCGCCTATGTCACTAGAACAGATCATCAAGCAAGAGGTTGATGATTGGGTGAGTAGTGAGGTGTACAGGTGGATGCTTGCGGGACAGCAGTATTATCTCGGCAAGACAGATATATTAAACAGAAAACGACTTATTATAGGCCCTGGCGGTGAAATGATTGAAGATACCAATCTATCTAATAACAAGTTGGTGCATAACTTCACACGAAAGCTAGTGGATCAGAAGGTTGGGTATCTCTTATCTAAGGAAATGAGCATCCAAACGGAAAATAAGATATATCAGGAAGCCTTGGCGACATTGTTTGACCAAAGCATGAACCGCACCATTAAGAACCTTGGTAAAGAAACCATCAATAAAGGTATAGCGTGGTTACATGTGCACTATAACGAAGAAGGCATTCTAAGCTTCAAACGGATGCGGTCTGATGAGATCATTCCGATATGGCTAGACGAGGACCATACGGAGCTACAGGCGGTTATTAGGCGCTACACGATCGAGACTTACGAAGCTACCACTAAGAAGGAAGTTGTCAAAGTTGAGTGGTGGGACACAAACGGAGTTAAGAGATATACGTATGATGGCGGGGTCGTTCCTGACGATGATTCTATAGGTAACCACTTTGTGATGGAATGGCAGGGAGAAGAGAAACCGTTGAACTGGGAGCGAGTGCCGTTCATACCATTTAAGGCGAACGATGAGGAGCAGCCATTGATTGAGCTTATTAAGTCGTTAGTGGATGATTACGACCTAAAGTCATCGGACAATTCAAACAACCTACAGGATTTGCCTAACAGTATTTATGTGCTGAAAGATTATGACGGCACTGACTTGGGGCAGTTCAGATACAACCTCGCTGCTTATCGAGCCGTTAAGGTCACAGGCGAAGGCGGTGTGGATACATTAGATTTAACCATCGATACCGAAGCCTTCAAGACGCACCAGGACATGACGAGAAAGAATATTTATGAGTTTGGTCGTGGCGTAGATATAGGGACAGAGAACTTCAATGGGGCTACTGGTGTAGCACTGAAACAGCTATACAACGATTTGGATATGGATGCTAACATCCTTGAAACAGAATTCCAAGCAAGTTTCGAACAATTGCTGTGGTTTATTGATACCCACTTAGCCAATACAGGTATAGGTGATTTTGCTGATGAAGATGTTGAATTCATCTTTAACCGAGATATCCTAGTAAATGAAACGGATGCCATCACGAATGCCAAGAACAGCGTGGGAATCATTTCAGATGAAACCATTACAGCTAATCATCCATGGACGAAAGATATACAAGCGGAGTTAGATCGCATCAAGAAAGAAAAAGAGTCGGTCATGGATGATTACCCTAGCTTGGATCCAGTAGATCAAACGTCTATTCCTAAAGTAGCTGATGAAGAATGAAGCCAGACTATTGGAAGAAGCGTAGTGAGCAGATAGCCCGGCGCCAATTCATCAAGGCAGATGCCTTTGAGGTTGCACAGCGTAAAGAATACGACAAAGCTATGAAGAGCATGCAAAGGGATATTGAGGTATTCTATCAGCGCTATTCAACTAATAATGAAGTCACAATGTCCGAGGCTCGTAAACAGCTCACGGCAGGCGAACTAAAAGAATTCAAGATGACATTAGAGGAATTCACCTCTAAAGCCAAAGATAATGCAGATGGTCGATGGACACAAGAGTTAAACAATGTGTATTACAAGACTCGTGTGACTCGATTAGAAGCGTTACAAACTCAGATCGGGCAACACTCAGAAATGCTTGCAGGAAGTCGGCAGGAAAGCACAGAGAAGCTTTTAGGCGACATCTATACGGATACCTATTACCGCAATATTTATGAGATTCAAAAAGGTTTTGGAATTGGCGGTTCATTTGCTCATGTAGATGATGAGGGATTGAAAAAGGTATTGGGGTCAAAGTTGGATGGTCGTAACTGGTCACAACGGATATGGGGTGATCGTTCTAAGGTACGCCAAGAGCTCCAAACCAAGTTATCGCAATCCTTTATACGTGGAGACAGCATTGATCGAACCGTAAAAAGCGTGGTCGAACGAATGAGTGTATCGCGCTCCAACGCTGAACGACTGGTTCAGACAGAGAGTGCTTTTTTCGCTGGGCAAGCAACTGCCGCTGGGTACAAGGAAAGCGGTGTAGTTAAGCAATATGAGGTATTAGCAACATTAGATACTCGTACAAGCTCAGTATGCAGGGGAATGGATGGCAAGGTGTTCAATCTGTCCGAAATGGAAGTTAACGTTAACTACCCACCATTTCATGCGAGGTGTCGTACAACAACTGTTGCACACTTTGATGACGATGAGGGTCTTGGTGAGCGTATAGCAATGGATCCTGATGGTACCACCTACTATGTTCCTGAGAATATGAAGTATGACGATTGGTATCAAAAACATGTAGTTGATAAATACGGGCAAGATAATGCGGACATTATAAGAAAGAAAGTTGATAGTGAATCAACTGATAAAAATCAATTTGCTCAATACAAGGAAGTTTTAGGAAGTAATGTTCCTAAATCCTTTGCTGCTTTCCAGGACATGAAGTATAATAAGCCTGAAGAATGGTTGACCACGAAAGACTTGTATCGGAATGTTAATTGGCAACTAAAAGCTCAAAAGAACATCATAGAGGGTAGCGTTCATAGGGTAGATGGAATAGGCGTACCTAATAGTGTGTTTGATAACTATAAAGATGGTAAACTTGATGCAAGGCGCTACTATGGCTCGACCGGAAAACCAAGACTAGACATTGACTTTAACGATCATAAAAGACCTAAATATCATCCAATCGTGCCGCACTCACATAGTTGGCTATCAAAAGGCGAGAACACGGATGATGTGAGTAGAGAGTCCAAAGGGAGAGAACTTAGTAGAGCTGAAAAAATAGCTAATAAGAAAGCCATAGAAAGGAGCAAAGGGTATGAGTGACGATCGGTTCAAGGATTTACAAGATCTAAAGGAATCGATAGAGATTGGTCTTGAGATCGAATTTTACTTATACGGGGATCATTACTATATCGGTGCTCCTCAAGGCGAATTACTTATAGCTCTTGGTCCTGATGATGAGGGTGACGTATATATTGATGCAGATGATATGTTGACTAATCACAAGATTAACGGAATACCTCTCAAAGATATTTGGCAAGACATTAAAATAGACAGAATGTAACTAAGTACTTTCAACCATAACTGGTAGGGGTGCTTTTTATTATGTCTTCTAAAGATTCTGCCCTGTCGTATGGCATATAACTAGGCGCTGCCCTCTTTAAAGGTTCGGGGTAAATTGAACGCACTCCTAGCGTGAGGTGGACACGTAAATAAAACATAAAGGGATTGATGAATAGATGGATTTGAAAGAGTTGTTAGGCGAGGAATTGTATAACCAGATTGTTGCAAAGGCTGGAGATAAGAAACTGGCAGTCGTGAATGATGGTAATTGGTTCCCGAAGGAAAAGTTTGATGAGGTCAATATAGCTAAGAAGCAAGCGGAATCAGATCTGAAGGATCGGGATAATCAGTTGTCTGACTTGAAGAAGTCTACTGGTGATAACAAAGTGCTTCAAGATCAAATCACACAGCTGCAGACAGACAACAAGACGGCATCAGATAAGTACGAAGCCGAGGTAAAGACATTACGAATCAACACAGCGTTAAAGTTGGCTCTTGCCACTGATACACACGATCCTGATCTAGTTGCTGGTTTGCTAGACAAAACAAAAATTGAATTAGATGAATCCGGCAACGTCAAATCAGGGCTGGACGATCAGATCAAGAGTCTTCGTGAATCGAAGGCTTTTTTGTTTGTCGAAAAACAAGACGGTGAGCCACGTTTCAAAGGCGCTAAACCTCCTGAGGGTGGTGGTAATAAAGGTGGAGGTCAGCCGAACCCATGGAAGAAAGATACGCTGAACTATACCGAGCAAGGCAAGATTTTACGGGAGAATCCCGACCTAGCCAAACAGTTACAAGCTGCGGCGAAGTAAACAAATAAACTATGAGGTGATTTAATAATGGCTACTAAAATTGCAGATGTAATCGTTCCTGAGGTGTTTAACCCTTATTTGATTCAACGCACAGCGGAGCTTTCCGCACTAACTCAATCCGGGATCATCGTAAATGACCCACAATTGAATGCATTAGCAACAAGCGGTGGAACGATTCTTAATATGCCATTCTGGGATGACCTAACAGGAGAATCAGAAGTATTAAGTGACTCTACTCCTCTAAGTGTGAAGAAAATTGTAGCCAATAAAGACATGTCCCGTTTGCATACACGTGGTAACGCATGGGGCGCTAATGACTTAGCGAAGGCTTTGTCTGGTGATGATCCAATGAGAGCGGTGGGTGACTTACTGGCATCGTATTGGGCGCGAGATCAACAAAAGATGTTATTCAGCACATTGAAGGGTGTATTTGCAGCAACAACTATGGCGGGGAACTTACATGACATTTCCGCTGGTACTGGTGCCGCTGCCGTGATCGACGCAACTACAGTTATTGATGCACAGACTAAATTGGGTGATGCTGCTGATAAATTGACTGCATTCTCAATGCACTCAGCAGTATACGCTAAACTTCAAAAAGATCGACTGATTGTGTATAAGGTTGATCCAGTGACAGGCGTATCATTCCCGACATACCTGGATAAGCGAGTTATTGTAGATGATGGACATCCAGTTGCAGCAGGAGTTTATACCACGTACCTGTTTGGCGGTGGAGCAGTTGGTTTTGGTCAAGGTGCGGCTCCTGTTCCAACAGAGACAGATCGTGACAGCCTACAAGGTGACGATATCCTTATTAACCGTCAACATTTCATTCTGCATCCTCGTGGCGTGAAATGGACTGAAGATGCAGTTGTGGGCGTATCACCTACAAATGCTGAACTAGCAACGGCTGCGAACTGGTCAAGAGTTTACGAGAATAAGAACATTCGAATTGTGAAATTCGTTCATAAATTAGCATAGGAGGTACGATATGGGACTTTCATCGTTTAACCGCGCACGTCGGCTTGCAGCTGAAAAGGCTCTAGAAGAATCTCAAGAAAAACCATTGGATAAAATGTCTGTGGCTGAACTTAAAGAAAATGCAGCAGAGAATGAAATTGATCTAGGAGATGCGACAAAGAAACCTGAGATCATAGCATTAATCCTTGCCGCTTCAGGGGGCGGTGGAGATGGCGATAGCTGACCCTAGTGAAGTATTAGAAACAGTGAAACTTCGCTTACAACTGACTGGCATCACTTTGGATGCGCTGATCAACTCCTATGTCAGGGAGATTGGTCGGCGTATTAAGCATTTTTGTAATGTCGAAGAAATACCCGAAGCGCTTACTGACACATGGACTAGTATGGTCATGGATGCAGTGCGTGTAGAACTGCCTAATGTGGATGAGATCAACGAGTCAGCAGGGGGAGTGGATAACGTCAAGATAGGCGACACATCGATCTCTCCTGTTGGTTCATCGGGACTTTCAAACACAGCCAAGACAGTAATCGATAAGGTTGTGTTGAATTACCGAATTGATCTAACTCGCTATAGAAAATTGAGGTGGTAGTGTAATGAACCTTAGAAGGTACCGTAGAGCAATTGAGAAGCTATATGAGGACAAATGTACTATCAGTCGATATGGACCTGTTAAACAGCCGAACGGGAGTACTAAGCATGAATTGTACGTTGTGTATACTGATATGCCTTGTCGAATCTCTCAAAAGTCACTAGGGGCTAACGGACAAACCGAATCGGCTAATACCATTTCATATGAAACAAAGCTTTTTATCTCTCCGGACATTGAGGTTAAACAAGGGGACACAATCAAGGTAACGCGTGGGACTCTAGAACACTTGTATACGGCAGGAGAACCTTTTCCCTACCAAACACATCAAGAACTAAGCATTCAAAGGAGTGTGAAGGCGTGAGTGGAACAGTGAAGCGGATTTACCCTGAAAGTAAAACCGGATTGATTAATTATATAGAGGAAAATTTCCATAGCATTGATCAATTTGTTATTACGCTACTTATGAAAGATGGAACGTCTCTCACGGTCTATGATACCTACACCTATCTTGAAGCTCTTGGACTAACAGAAATACAACGAGATTGCATTCATGAAGATGCACACAATGATTGTTTCATTTGTAAGAAAAGGTTATCTGATGGCTAAATGGGGTAGTTTTGATTTCGGGCAGATGGAACAAATGGCGAAGAGATTTAAAACAGCAACGGACCAGCGTGTTATTGATCGTTGGATACGTGAGTTCCTGTTGGAAATGGCCTATCGTGCAGATCGGAAGATCAAAAAGCGTACGCCTGTAGGTGACACAGGAGAGTTAAGGCGCAATTGGCAAGTGGGCAAAGTGGAGAAACTAGGTGGTGGCTATGTCATTGAGATATTCAATAACACTGACTACGCTTCCTATGTAGAACACGGACATCGTACTGGCAAAGACTTAACTGGATGGGTTGAAGGTCGATTCATGATGACCGTATCCATGCAAGAGATGGAACGCGAGTTACCGAGATATATAGAAAAGAAACAACTAGAGTTACTCAATCAATTAATGAACGGCCGTAAGGGGTGAAGCCGTGGTAACGATAAACAATGTGCTTGATGGCATGATATTAAACTTAAGCCAAGCCTTCCCCAACGCAACCATATATGAAGAAGAGATCAAGCAGGGCTTAGTGGAGCCTTGCTTTTTTGTTAAGCTTTTTCCCGTCGCTCAGGATAAAGAATTTGGTAGGCGCTATAAGCGCTATCACACATTTGATGTGCATTACTTCCCACTATCACAAGAAGACGCAAATGTTGAGATGCATGATGTAGCTGAGAAGCTATATGACGCACTGGAATGGATATCAATCGGTTCGGGTTCACATCATGGATCCAAGATGACTCATGAAATCATTGACGGTGTTCTTCATTTTTCCGTTTCATATGATTTTCATGTTATGCGTCCAAAGAAAGAATATCCGAAGATGCAAACTCTCACTAAGGAGGGATTTATTAAAAATGGCTAAAGCTGAAGATAAACAGGAAGTTACTCAAGGGTATACCAAATCACAGATTACGGAATCTAAGAAGTTCGCAGAGAATCAAGATGTTCTGAACGGACTCTTAGAAGATGGTAAGACATACACGATTGAAGAGGTTGAAAATATCATCAAAACATTCTTAGGAAAGGAAGTGAAGTAACGTGGCCGGAGGAACATTCGTAACTCAAAACAAAGTAAGACCTGGTGTATATATCGAAACTAGCTCAGTACCGAAACCGCTTGGAACCTTAGGTGAGCGTGGCATAACTGCATTGGCTCTTACGCTCCCTTGGGGTCCATCTAAACAGGTTATTACTGTAGAGGCAGGAGCTGACACATTTGATGTGCTTGGATACGACATTACAGATGCTTCACTATTGTTAGTAAAGGAGTCTCTTAAAAGAGCTAAGACACTACTCTTATACCGCTTAAATGAAGGTGTTAAAGCTACCGCTTCATTAACAACATTGACTGTGACAGCTAAATACGGCGGTGTACGCGGTAATGATATTTCAGTCATCATCCAGACCAATATAGATGATCCCGCAAAGTTTGATGTTAATACACTCGTATCAGGCACTGTTGTGAACACCCAAATCGTTTCAAGCGCTGCGGGGTTTGTGTCTAATAACTGGATAGCGTTTAGCGGTACAGGCGCTTTAACTGTTACGGCAGGTCTTCCGCTTACAGGCGGTACCGATGGCGTTGTGACAAATGCTGATCATACCGCATTCCTTGCAGCAGTTGAATTGCTAGATTTCAACACTGTTGGATTGACTACTGACGAAGCACAACTGAAATCAGTCTACACAGCCTTTGTTAAGCGCCTTAGAGAAGAAGAGGGCAAGAAAGTACAGGCAGTTGTGCCAAACTATCCTATTGCTGATTACGAGGGTGTAATAAGCGTTAAAAATGGCGTGGTCCTTTCTGATGGAACAACTCTCACTAATGCTCAAGCAGTTGCGTGGGTTGCAGGAGCTACGGCAGCAGCTAACGTTAATGAAGCACTTACCTATAGTGCCTATGACAATGCAGTGGATGTAACACCACGTTACACCAATACACAGATCATAGCGGCATTGAATGCGGGAGAATTCCTATTCACGGCTAGTAATGGTAGGGCGATTGTAGAACAGGATATTAATACTCTCCATAGATTTACAGTTAAAAAGGGTAGGCAGTTCCGAAAGAATCGTGTTATCCGGGTGCTAGATGGTATAGCAAATGATCTGAAAAGCATTTTCGAGAAGTTCTATATCGGCAAAGTAGACAACAATGCAGATGGCCGCAATCTGTTGAAAAGTGAAGCGATCAATGTTTTTACTTCATATGAGAAAATTAATGCTTTGCAAAACTTCGATGCACAAAAAGATATTTCATTTATCCAAGGTACTGAATCCGATGCAGTGTATGCGGAAAGTTACCCACAGCCTGTAGATTCAATCGAGAAAATATATATGAGAGTGCAGGTGAAGTAGTATGTTTTTGAGTGCAGGAGATACGATATCCGGTCAAGAGGGACGAGCGTATGCGACGATCAAGGGTAAGGTAGAAGAAATGTTTTATGTTAAAACCTTAGAGGGCGTTGTTGAGAAGAACAAGACTGACGTGAAGACACTAGGTAAACGTGGGACTCAGCATAAAGCTAATGGGTGGACAGGTACAGGGGACATGACAATTTATTATGTCACTTCTCTCTTTAGACAGTTGATGTTGGATTATATCAAAACAGGTAAAGATACCTACTTTGATATTACGATAGTTAATGAGGATGAGGGGTCCTCCATTGGAAAGCAAACTGTAATCCTGAGAGGTGTTAACTTAGATAGTGTAATCATGGCGAAGGTTGACACGGAGAGTGAAGTACTTGAAGAAGAGACTAGTTTCACGTTTGAAGATGTAGATATGCCAGATCAATTTGTAGCCCCAACTTTGGGTCAATAATAGGAGGAATTATATATGAGTGATTTAAGTATGTTTTTTGCACAAAATGCAGCAGTTGAGGTAGCGGAGGAATTTGTGGTATCCGAACGGTTTAAGGATAAAGACGGTAAGGCGGGGAAGTGGAAGTTACGTTCTATTACAGAGGATGATAACCAAGAATTGAGAAAGTCGGCAACTAAGAAAACGAAGGGTAAGAACGGGTTGTATACCTCTGATTTAGATACAAATGATTACCTTTCTAAGTTGGTCGTTGCCTGTGTAGCTTACCCTGATTTGAAAAATGCTGAGATCCAAAAGACATACGGCGTAATGGGAGCTGAGAAACTTCTGCGTAAAATGTTGCTTCCAGGAGAGTTCAGTAACCTTATGGAGAAAGTACAGGCAATGAACGGATTCGATCGAGACATGAATGAGATGGTAGAAGAAGTAAAAAACTAATAGAGGAGGGCGATAGTGAGGCTAATCTAGCTTACTACGCTCTCCATGAATTAAAAATCTTACCGCATGTCTTAATGAATATGCGTTCAGAGGAACAGGCTGCAATATATGCTATGATTTCTGTAAAGATTGAAAAGGAAAAGAAAAATCAAGCAAAATCAAAGAGTAAGAGTCGTAAAAAACGATAGACCAATTACCCTCGATTTGATAAGGTTAGTGGTAAATATGACCTATTCAGGGGGGCAATACGTGAAGAAATTAGTCAGTTTATGTTTACTCGTCCTTGTTGTATCAATTTTTGCAGGGTGTTCTTCTCCAAAAGAGGATGAAGTATCACTAGACAGGTTTATAGAAGCATATAAAAAGCAAGGGATTGAAGTAAACATAGAAGCAAAACCTGCGGCACAATTGATACAAGCTAAGGACGGTATAGTATTTATTTCAGATAAAAAGATTGCTATATATGAATATGAAACCGCTAAAGAATTAAAAAAGATACAGTCAGAAGAAAAATTAATACAAGAATGGAAGACAAACGGTAGATTTCTTTTAGAAACCAAAGATGATAAAGCAGAAGAGATATTTACTAACGTTAATTAAGTTGGCATAAAGCGGACACCCTTTTTATGAAGAGGGTGTCTTTTGTTTTGCTGGAAAGGAGAATATCGTATCTATGGCAACAGTATCGTCAAGCCTAAAATTATTTGACGCTATGAGCGGTCCGTTGAAGGGCATTACATCAAGCATGAGCATGATGATATCAACAATGGAACAGATGCAACGAGCTACTAATCGAAATGTTAATGTTGATAAGAGCCTAATTGCAGCTAAGAAGCAAATTGCAGCTGCAGAAGCGGCTATGAAAAGTTCTATAGATCAATCAACTAGCAGTCAGAATAAATTCAACCGCTCTATTAAAGAAGGCAAGAGCCATGGCGAAGGATTGCTAAGGACTATAAAAGGAATAGCGGCGACATACCTTACTTTAGAAGGAGTAAAGAGTTTATTCGGTGCTACAATTGGTGGCTCCATGGAACAACAGAAGATGGAAGACATGTTCATTGCTCGGACTGGTGATGCTCGAATCGGTACAGCAATGTTCGAGCAATTTAAAAAGGATGCTTTAGCTGCTGGGCAAGATGTAAATAAATCATTGCAAGGCACGCTATCTTTCTTCTCCACCACACAGAATACAGACCATTTAAAACAGTTAAATAATCTCGCACAGCGAATGAACGCATTTGATAGTGCTGGAAATGGTATAGAAGGAGCGACATTTGCATTAAAGGAGGCTATGTCAGGTGATATTGTTTCCCTTGCAGAGCGCTTTAATATGTCCAAAACAGACATTAGAGACTTCGGTATCGACAAGTTAGGTAAAGCTGGAGATATGGAAGGATTCATTAAAGCGTTTGATAAACTATTAGAAAAACAAAAGATGGGTCAGAAAGCATTTGATACTATGATGGCAAGTCCAGCCAAGCAAGTAGAGACCCTCGGAAATAATATAAGATCTACTTTTGCTGATGCCGGGGGCGCAGCAGTGCAATCCCTTTTGCCGCTGATAACGAAAGTTAATGAAGCGTTTAAAGATGGAGCATTTCAGCCATTTTTTGATGGCTTAAGTATTGGTTTAGAGTGGGTTGTACAGGGGGCCGTCAATTTAGTGAATATGATAACTCAAATATACGGTTTTTTCTCAACGAATTGGACAATGATCGAACCTATTGTTTGGGGATTAGCAGGGGCGGTTACCGCCTTGTACACAATCATGCTATTAACTAAGCTTGCTACAATATCCGCCACGGCTGCGACCGTTATTCAAACTTTAGTTACCTTTGCTCAAATGACCGCTACCTATGGGTTGACTACAGCATGGGCAACATTAAATACAGTTATGAAAGCTAATGTAATCATCTTAATGATCTCCTTGCTTATAGCATTAGGCGTTTGGTTGGTTAATCTGTGGAATACCAATGACGCGTTTGCTGCTGGATTTATGAGAGCATGGAATGGAATAATGAATTTTTTCGATCAAGTACCAATATTTTTCGTTCAGGTAGGAAATGGGATAGTTAACGCGTTCCAATGGGCAAAAGTTGAAACTTTGAAGATCATAGATGGACTGGCTAATGGAGTAATAGATACCATTAACAAATTACTTAACACTTTAAGTAATACTATTCCGGGGGTATCCTTTGACACAGTTGCTCGAATTGAACTAGCATCATCAGCTGCGGCAGAATCGGAAGCGATTCGTCAATCAGGACAGAATAAAGTCACTGGAATGCAAGCTAATGCGGCTGGAAAAGCGCAAGCACGTGAACAAAAAGTGTTGGATATGCTTAAAGGTCGCGCTGAACAGAGAGCAGTTGAAGACGCAGCGAAAAAGGCCCAAGCGTCTAGTGGTACAGACAAATTTAACTTTGATAAATGGAACAAAGCAGCAGACGCTGCACAAAAGGCTAGTGGTGATGATAAAAAGAAGAAGAACATAGGCACAGTAGATAAGATTAAGGGGAAAGTAGACATTTCTAGTGAGGACCTAAAAGTGATGCGTGATCTTGCAGAGATGAAGAATATTCAGAATTTCGTTACCTTGACACCTACTGTGCAAGTTAAAACAGGTCCTATCAGCAACGAAACCAACCTTGACTCTATCGTATCTAAAATAACCACCAAGTTGCAGGATGACATTGCATCATCTGCCAAGGGGGTATTTTCCTAATGGCTGAATACAGTATTGAACTAAGCTATAACAATCATGAGGTATTCTTTCAGATCCCTGTTCTGGGCGAGGAAATCGAGGTTGAGGGATCAGGGCAGGGGGAAACACATAGCGTTGCAGGGTTGGGTGAAATAAATGTTATCAAAGCTCCTAAGTTGAAAGAGATTAGCTTTAGTGGAGTGTTCCCAGCTGATATGTCTAACGCAATACAATCAGCTGGGTTTGATGGTCCCGCGGATTTTATCCGACGTATCGAGGATTGGATGAACAAAAAGCGTCCAATCCGTTTCATATACGTTAGTGAGACTTTGTCAATAAACATTCCAGTATCGATAGAGGATTTTAACTACAAAGAAGTCGGCGGTGCTGTAGGTGATTGGGAATACGATATTTCTTTGAAGGAGTTTGTTTTCTACGCTGCTAAGAAGGTGGTTTTTGCTAAAAAGGTAACAGCAACCGGTGCAAAGAAAACAGCAACCAAAACAGAACCGAAGCGTGCTGATGAACGAACCAAACCAAAGACAGTCACAGTTAAGAGTGGTGACACACTGTTTATTATTGCAAAAAAGAATCTAGGTGACGGATCGAAGTATAAAGAGATTCAGAAATTAAACGGCATTACGGATGCACAGGCCAAGAAGTTGAAGATTGGGACCGTAATTAAACTCCCGGGGTGATCACATGGAAATACTGATCGATAACAAGGACGGGAATGTGTGGGATGTATCGGATATATCTAAAGATATCGGTTATCGCACAAGTAGGATTGGTAAGGCATCTTCATTGGAATTCTCACTCATTGACGAAGGTATATACCAGGATAAGAAATTCAAGTATCAAAATGGTGATGTGGTGAGGTTTACGGATGGAGCCAACAAGGTCTTTCTAGGCTACATCTTCCGATTCGAGACAGGGAGGAATGGAGAAGCCAAGATCCTAGCTTATGATCAAATGCGTTATCTAAATGTAAACCATACTTACTCATTCCAAAATATGAGTGCAACGCAGATCATCCAGAAGATTGCGAAGGACTTTGAACTGAGCGTAGGCGCTTTGGAGGATACATTGTACAAGATACCTGCACAGTTGTTTGATGATAAGTCCTTGTTTGACATGATCTGTGAGTCATTGGATAAATCATTAATAGCCAACACGACTAATTTCGTGTTTTTTGATGATTTCGGGAAGCTCACTCTTAAAAATATTTCGAATATGAAATATGGATTTGTTGTTGGTGATGGTAGCTTGATGACGGATTATACCTATTCGAAATCGATTGATGATGACACCTATAATCAAGTCATCTTATATCGAGACAACAAGAAGTCAGGAAAAAGAGATATATATAAGATCAAAGACAGCAGCCGTATAAAGAAGTGGGGATTACTACAACTGACTCAAAGTGTAGACGAGGGATTAAATGACGCTCAGATCAACGACATCTTGACAAGATTAATGACTCTCAAAAATCGTGAAACTAGATCAATGAAGATTGAAGCTATCGGAGATTTGAGGTTAAGAGCTGGAATGTACGTAAATGTTTATATTGAACGTTTTGGCATCAATAAGTTTTTTCTAGTTGACGAATGTTCACATAAAAATATCGAATCTAATCACACGATGTCATTAGAATTGAGGTTAGTATAATGTTGGATGTTATCAAGCAAGCAGCATTAGAGGTGATCAAGAATAGTAACCCAACAGCTGTAATGTTTGGAACGGTTTTATCAATAAGCCCTTTAGAAATTAGTGTGGATCAGCGCCTAATTTTGACAGAGGCTTTTTTAATTGTTCCCGAATCAATGGGACGCTTTGAAATCGATTTGAAACACGTTCACGCAGTCATTGGTTTACCAGATACCAAGGAATCATTACTAGATAAGATTGTGATCAGAAAAGGGTTAGAGAGTGGCGACAAGGTGATTCTGATGCGTTTACAAGGCGGTCAACAATTCGTAGTGATGGATAAGGTGGTGAGTGGATGATACCGCAAAGCGATATAGAAATGGCAGACGAGGAATTAGAAGCGGTTGCCTTACCAAGTAAAACATATCGTCTCGATCTAGTGAACAAAAGAATTAGCAGCCAAACGATTGACGGACTAGAAGCAATCAAACAAGTTGTATTCAAAATCCTTTCAACAACTCGTTTTGAACATCTTATTTATAGTAATGACTTTGGTAATGAGGTGGATCTTTCTGCCAATCGTGGGCGCTCTGTGTTCGAATCTGAGGTCGAACGGTGGGTTGAAGAAGCATTGACACAAGATGATCGAATTACAGCTGTAACAAGCTTTAAATTCGCCTATGAACTTGATAATGCATTGATTAACTTTACAGTCGAATCCGAGTTTGGAAGATATCAAGAAACTAAGGAGCTGGCTAACGGTGTATGAGGACCAGACTTTTGAAAATATATTAGAACGAATGTTGGATAGAGTACCTGGTGATGTGGATAAAAGGGAAGGAAGTATTATCTATGATGCCTTGGCTCCTGCTGCTGTAGAACTTGCACAAGCCTACATTGAGTTAGAGATTAATGCCAACCTTCGCTTTCCGGATACAGCAACAGATGAGTTTCTTGAGCGCTCTATTGCTTGGTCAGGCATTGTGAGGAAGAAGGCAAGTAAAGCTCAACTAAGAGCTGTGTTCTATAACGGCAGTAACGCTTTGTTAGATATACCAATTGGGAGTCGATTCACTTTAGGTGCATTAAACTACAAAGCTACCGAGAAGCTTTCGTTAGGAAACTACCGAATAGAATGCGAGACTGCTGGATCGGAAGGCAATCGCCATTTCGGGGCGGTTTTACCGATTGATTACATTAATGATCTTGGCCGTGGAGAAATAACAGAGTTACTTGTGGCGGGGGAAGACAAGGAAACGGACGAGGCGCTTTACGATAACTATCAGGAAAGGATTTCACGTCCTATCACAAGTGGTAACAGATACCAGTACGAATCATGGGCAAGAGAAATACCAGGAGTAGGCAGGGCGAGAGCATTCCCTTTGTGGAACGGTGAAAACACAGTGAAAGTTGCGATATTAGACAATGATATGCGCACTCCTGCGCCAGCTATAGTCAATGCTGTACAAACATATATTGATCCTACTCAGGATGGAATGGGTGAGGGCGCGGCACCGATAGGACCAATTATAACAATTGTAGGAGCTTTAGAAGTGCCGATTAACATATCAGTCACAGTGGTTCTTGCAGTCGGAGCAACTATCGAGGATATCAAAGAACAGATTGATAATGGGATGAAGGCATATTCAAAAGACCTAGCCTTTAACGATCCGCTATTAAGGTACACACGAATTCAGAGCATTATCTTAGGGATACCGCCAGTGGTTGATTACAGTAATTTATTGGTCAACGGTGGGACAAAGAATATTGAGATTCCTTTGGATTCCGTTGCAGTCTTAGGCGCGGTGAACGTGTCATGACAGCCGTTGAGAGATTAAGAAAACACTTACCTGATTACTATGATGAAATCGTAGAGATAGATACTCTGACAGCCACAGAAGGTATTGAGTTTGATAGGTTATATTCTGATATCGAGACACTATTGAATGAGTCCTATCCTGAGACATCTACTATTTCTCTGGATCGATATGAACGTGATCTACAAATACCAATAGAGCCCATTAAGCCAGTGGATCAAAGACGGTCTGTAATCATATCTAAAAGGCGTGGTAGCGGTAAGGTGTCTGGTTCTATGATCAAGAATGTCGCTCAAGCCTATGATGGCGGAACGGTTGATGTGGGGGTTGATGTACCTCATTATACGATCGTAATTACGTTCATTGATTCCTTGGGTATACCGCCAAACCTTGATGATCTTAAACAAGCGTTAGAGGACATCAAACCTGCTCATATGCGGCTTAATTATAAATTTCGCTTCCTATTAATAGGTGAAATCCATAACTTCATTTCCTTAGGTGAGGTAGAGGGGATAACATTATCAAATTTTGCAGGAGGTGAGCCTATTGTCTAGTAATACACCAAATTTAGGATTGTTAAAGAAAGACCCGACAGCAGATAGAAATGATACGTTTAATATCAAAACGATGATGAATGACAACTGGGACAAAGTCGATGCTGCGGTTGGTCAATTGCAAGAAGATATTCAAAACATTGACGTAGATATTCCCGATGCCTCCCTAACGGTTAAAGGAATCACAAAACTAAACAGCGTTGTGAATAGCCCATCAGAGACGGAGGCAGCTACACCAAAGGCAGTTAAGATTGTGAATGATTCTGTTATTGCGCATAAGGCGGATAATGCGAAACACATTCCGCATTTAGGCACAACAACGAATGTTGGTAATGTTTACAGTATAACCACCGCGGAAGTCATAGCTACAAATCAGAAATTCACTGTAAAAATCAATGCGGCATCTACGGGGGCGGCAACACTCAAGGTTTCTTCAATCGCTAGCGGTACCGCTAAGGCTGTCCAAAAAGCGGGCGGCACAAATGCGACATTGAAAATAGGTGTTTATACATTGTTTTGGGATGGAACGGCTTTTCAGTTATTGGGTGAAGGAGGTGAGTATGGAACAGCAGTTGGTGCAGACGTTAGGAGTACAAAAACTTTTGGCACAGAAGATGGCGTGATTCAAGGCGCATTAGATTTAACTCAACTTACGGCACAGAATTTAAAAAAGAACATAACCGTTGATGGAATTACTGGAGTTGTTGAACCGTTAACTCCTATTGGTTCTATAATTGAAAATTTGAACGTTGTTGTTAATTATATTGGAAATCTTAGTCAAACAAGATCGTATTTTATAAAAGACAATAAAATACATGTATTCAACCTTGCTAAAAACGCCTCAGGTATTTTTGAGGTAAGACGCGATACTTATGATTTTAATGCCACACTTATTCAGTCAAACTTACTTGTCACTACTATAGCGACAAAATATAAGTCCGCATCCCTTTTTATTATCTCGAATATTGGATTCAGCATTATATGTCAAGAATCTACGTACGTATCAAGGGCTTTTAGATACGATCACACTGGTAACTTAATAAGTCAATCAGTCGATGTAGCAATGGGAGTACCGAATGAGCCACTCTTTATGTTTGACAATAATAATTTTGTCACTTTTTCTGGTCTTTACACTAGTGGAAGTATTTTAATTTATTCAAACGGGGCTATTGCTCATAATCTCGCTGTAGCGGCTACCAATAACATGCTTGTGAATTACCAAATAACTAATTCTTATTTATATTTTTTGGTTGCCGGTTACACTTCTTATGCGGTGATGTACGGGTATAGTATCCCATTGGCAAATCCGATCAAAACATCAAGTCAACCAAAATATATCGCATTTCCTGTAATTGTAAATGGTCTATTAAATTATTCATAAAAATGAAGGGGTGTTGAGCGTGAAATTCATCAGAATTAATAACATTAATCCTACCGATCCGAGTTATCCTAGTGATTACAAAGGGTTAGATATTAGTCTCTTTAAGGGTGCGTCAGCTTTGTACGATGAGGATTATACTTATTGCTATACGATTACTTTACAAAAAGATATTCCCGTACATGCAGATATTATTGAAGTGACGGAAGCGGAGTATCTACAATTCAAATCAGATTTAGAGAATCGCCCCACACTTCAAGACCCAATAGAATTGTTACGAGAAGAATACGACTCATTAAAAAAGTCACAACTTGAGCAAGATGAATTAATCATGGAACTATACTTAGGAGGTATGTAATATGTCAGTAGCAAAATATAATTTATTCTTACGAAATTGGGTAAACAATCAAGCAACAGTAGAGCAGATCGAAAAAGCCGTAACACTTGGACATCTTGCGCGAGAGGAAGCCGATACAATAATGGGGACGGAGCGTAACACATTGTAAGACATTCGGACGATTATACGCAGCATCAATAGCACCTGGAAGGTGTTTTTATTTTGCCCTCATAACTATATGGGGGCTATTTATATTGAATAGGGGGAAAAGAAGTGGATAGATTGGATTTGGTATTGAAGTGGGGTATAGCTCTTTTAGGATCGGTAGGGACTTATCTTTTAGGGGGATGGTCAGAATTAATTTCAGTTTTCCTTCTTGCAATCGTGATCGATTATGTCACAGGTCTAGCTGCATCGATTAAGGAAGGTAATGGGCTTAGCAGTAAAGTTGGGTTTTGGGGATTGGCTAAGAAGGGACTGATGCTTCTTGTTGTTATCCTGGCACACAGGCTAGACGTATTGATGGGCACTGATGTGATCATGATTGGATCTATTTATTTTTATCTTGCTAACGAGCTTATATCAGTCACGGAAAACTATGGGCGACTTGGATTACCTTTGCCTAACTGGATCAGGGAGTTCATAGCTATTTTCAAGCAAAAAGGTGGCGAACAGAAATGATCACCAAAGGTAAATTCTTATTACTAGATTGTGCTGAATTTCGTAGTTGGTTAAGTAAACAGAAGATCACGAGGGTTATTAATAAACTTCAGGTTCATCACACGGCAAGTCCAAATTACACTACCAGGAAAATGCTTAAAGGGATTGCAACACAAGATCATTTTGCCTGCCTTGAAGGTATGAGGGACTATCACATTAATACAAACGGATGGTCTGCAACCGGTCAAAACATTACGGTATTTGAAGATGGCAAGATTGCAATTAGTTTGGATCGAGACTTGAATAAGGTTCCAGCAGGTATGGCAGGGGCTAATACAGGGATGTTGTGTGTTGAGATCATAGGAAACTTTGATAAAGGTGTAGATAAGATTACAGTGGCACAGAAGCAAGCGGTAATCCACTTATACGCTTGTTTAGTAGAGAGACTAAAGATACCCATCGATACGGATCATATCGTCTATCATGCATGGTATACAAGTAAGGGTGTAAGACTAAATGATTATACACAAGGTAAATCAAGCAAGTCATGTCCAGGTACAAACTTCTGGGGAGATGGAAATACAATTGCTTCTGCTAAGAAGAGTTTTCTACCTATGATTAAAGATGAATTAGAGTGTTTAGGAAAGGAAGAACTAAAGATGAAAAAAGAAGATACAAATGCAATCATTGATAAGTATCTCAAGCCAGCATGGGGGGCAGCTAAGACAGCCGCAGATAAACAAGAGATTGGTAGATTGGCAGATGAGTTGCGAGTAGCTTCAGGACAGAAGAAACAAAATGGATGAACCAATCCCTACTGACTTCGGTCGGTAGGGCTATTTTTTTTTTTTTTGAACAAATAACTATTCATTTTGTTCCTCAGTTTTAACAGTCTTTCCCTCAAGAAATAGTGATGCTTCATCTATCGTCATATGTTGTAACATCCGATTCGTGTGTTCTGCTCCTAAAGCTTCTTGGAGACCAAACAGTCTTAAGATTTGTTCTAACATCCCAACAACCTCCTTCGAAACTATAGGGGCAGATGCCCCGTGTTAATCCAAATTGCATTCCATGCCAATCGAGAACTGTTCTTTGAGTTTTTCAAAAGCCCGAATCTTTTAAGTTCTCTATTATTATTTTTAAAATAGTGTAACTTTTTCTATTTTGGAGTGTTTTATATATTGTTCCATAAAATACAATCTACTTGGAGGCTTATACTTAATGAAAAAACAAATCGTTTCACTACTAATGTCATCCGTACTAGTACTATCTATCGCTGGTGTAGCTTCAGCTGATGGCGGAAATCTAACTTCCCCGTTAGCTAACAGTACATCGGCGACTACGTCGCATTCCTCAATTGCAATAGATTTAGGGCCTAATGCAAACGATGATTTATTTGCATCTGGTGCAATTTCTAATTATATCAATTCTCAAAAGAATCATACTAATGTATCACAAAGAGCTACCGATGGTAGAAATATGAGCTATACGTATAATAATTTGTATAATTTTATTACTACAGACTTTCTCCCACTTCAGACCTACGGTAATGTTCCTCTACAAGTAGTCCAAACCAGTGATAGTACTACTTACAAAGCTAATGTTACATATCAATTTGCAAACGAATCAGGAACAAAAAGGAGTACTGTATTTCAAATTCCTGGTAATATAACAGAAACTGCACAACTGATGTCATTTACAAATGTCCCTCAAGGCACAGCAAGTGACCCTATTTACTTGATTATTGTAAATAAGACAGCTAATGCCCTTAAAATACGTGGTAATGGGCATACATTGTTTTAAGAAGGGAAGTGATTCACTTTGGGAAATAAATTAATGACTTACGGAGTAGCTATTCTGACAATCAGTACTATTGCATTTAGTGGGGTAATTACATCTAATGCTCAAGGAAGTTCTGTTGAAAATAGTGAAGTGGAAGTAGGTTCTTTCGATCCTAGCCACACTACAGGGGAGAGGCTTCCTGCTGTATTGCTTGAGGACTCTAACCATCCTGATTTCATTCAAACGCAAGGTGGACTGTTTGCAAAAAAAAATCAGTTTGAAGCAAACTACAGTCAGGATGAAATAGTTACTGACGCTACGAAAACTACTGAGAAAACCAAAGTTATCATTCAGAATGGTGATATCTTTATCAAGGAAGAAGATGTTAAGTGAGTTTCTAGAGGTTGGAGTAGGGGATATCCTGGAATACAAAAAGACCACCGAGGCATAACGCCAAAGTGGTCTTTGCTATTTATGTGGAAGAAATATTTTCTCTTTATTTATATAATAAACTTCGTAAAAACCGGACTCCTCAACATACCAGATTTGGTCCAGTTTCTCATACGCACCTTAGCCTTCAATAAAGGATTCAGAAATACAAAATCCTTATTCTCTCCCGTGACCAGTTGAGGGGCAACCCCATGAAATGCTTTCTTATGAGTGGGATTAACTCCAAACTCAATTATACCTGCAGGACGCAACTTGCCAGATGTCCCAGACGGAATTGAAGCTAACCAACCGAACTCTTGTTTACGATAACCAGTGATAAAAACCTCGGCATGTGTCCAGTTGATTACCTTCTTCCAGGAGTCAGAGCGGCGTCCGGTTTCATACGTGCCGTTCTTGCGCTTTCCAACAACACCCTTCATACCACGGTTCTCGATCTGTTCAAAGAGAGCCTTACCCTCACCGTTAATATGTGGGACCATACCAAAGCTACGCGATGGCATTTCTATACTCGCGAGTATCTCCTTACGCTTAATCAGAGGTAGTCCACGAAGGTCTTTCCCTTTATACTGCAAGATATCAAAGATTGCATAATAGGCCGGTAAAGTGTTTGTGAGTCCATGTATCTTATCGTTATTCCTCGTCTGAAACCGATTCATCACTGATTCAAAGTCAGATACTCCAGTCAAGGGATCCACGCAAGCGACTTCGCCATCAAGTATAATGTCATCGTCAAATGGAAGGTGTAGCTCTGGATATTGCTGTGTGCAGTCATTGTTGTGACGTGTATAAAGCCGGACAACTCCGGATTGTTGAGAGTATATCAGACGGTGTCCATCTATTTTTGGTTCGAATATATAATCAGAATGTGAGAATGGCTCAGGAGCCGTAGCTAACAACATAGGGGAAATAAACATAGAATCACCTCCATCCAATTATATCTCTTTGCGAGGCTGAATGAAGGTGGTAAGTTATGGCGTGACCTAATTTAACGAAGCATACTTATAACCCTCGATACATGCTCGACATCTACTATGGGTATCCATATAGTTCCTGCTTCTGTTCTGATCTTCAAGCGATTAGAGGTTGTTAATTCTTCAGCCACTCCGGTAATTATCTCTCCATTATGCAACCTTACAGCGACTTTCTGATTACTTGCTACGGCTAAACGCAATTCACCCTTCACATTCATCCAATCCCTCCGTTCTTTATTAGTTAACAT